CTGGTTCAGATCGAGAGCCTGCATGCAGGTCGCGAAGAAGAACGGCGAGCAGAACCACTTGGCACCCTGACGCGAGTGCTGCGGAACCGCAGCCATCATCGCGAGCAGGTTGGCCTTGGTCACCTCGTCCGGGGTGTCACCGGCAGCGGTCACCAGCGACGCGGCCAGGTCGTAGGTCGTGACGTTGTTCGCAGTAGTGGTCTTGATCAGACCGCCAGCGTGGCTCGTCACGAGGCCCGCGACGCCAGGGGCGTTGCCAGGGTTGCCGCTCCACGCCGCAGCCTCGACGGCGTTGGCGATCGACAGGCCCAGCTCCGTGGTGATGAAGTCGGCGATCGACACGATGGAGTCCTGGAGCAGTTCGCTCGCGACAACCACCGCGCCCGTCACCTTCTTCGCCGTCAGCGTGACCTGATTCATGGTCGGGTCGCTGGGGGTGATGGCCACGTTCTCGTCGATCCACGCCGCCGTCGTGCCGCCCGTCCGACGCGGGAACTGAAGCACGTCGCTCGGCATCGTCACGCTCGTGGCGTTCTGGGCGAAAGCCGAATAGCGATCTACAAGCGCAATCACGGTCGATGACAGGACATCAGGCACCACGGACGAGCCGCTGTTCGCCGAGGTGGAACCCATCGCACGGGCCTCGACGCCGTGATCCTGGCACCACCGCTTGGCGTCGGCGTCACCCGCCTTGGCCTTGAACCACATGCCCACCTGGTAGGCGTCCTTGGCGTTCTCGAACGCACGGAGCCGTCCCGAGAAGGGAACCGCCTCGATGCGGACCTTATCGCTCCGCTCCTCGGTCGCACCGGCAACCGGCGAGCAGCGGTCAACCACGCTGCGGAGCTTCAGAGCCGAGTCAGCGACCGACTTCTCGAAGTCGATCTTCTTGGCGAGCTTGGCGGCATCGGCCGTCAGCGTCTCCAGTTCGAGGTCACGCTCCGCGATCTTGTCCGCGTCGCCCTCGACGGCCCGCACGGCGTCGATCCGGTTGGCGAGGGCAACGGCCTCGTCCTGCAGCTTCTTGAGGTTGTCCACTGTGTGATGTCTCCGCCGGCGGTATTGCCGATGAAGTCCACAGTGCCACTACCGGGTATCCCTCTTGCAGAAGCGCACTTCGGAAAGTGTTGTTTTTACAAACGCCACAGCCCGAGCCCCGCAGCGTGGGCAACGCAAATACCGCTGCCGTTCGTCGCCGCATGGACGGCTGGAACGGCACCGGAGTTTCTCGCCGCAGGTGCAGCGGGCCTCAGCCATTGCGAAGCCTCAGTGCCCACGCCGTAGCGGCGTCACGAATCATGGAACGTCTAGTGACTACAGCGGCCGCCGCCTCGGGCTCTGGCTGCGACTGTGACGCCAGCCATGCTTCGTAGGACCGCATGGCAACAGAAGCAGAGGTGGCGGGGTACGCGGGCACAAGTACAGGCCCCACGTCATACAGCCCGCTCACCTCGCGGATTTGCCGCACGGCCTTGCCATCCTCGCCGGTGCGAAATGATTCGTTCTTCGGGTCAACCGTAAAGGCGAACGAAGAGCCACGCACGTCACGCCGCTGGATGAGCTCGAGCACGTCAGCCCGGCTGACCGGCGGCGTCACCACGTACCTCAGTCCCTTCTCGTCACTGGACAACTCCAGCGTGCCCGAAGAGGTGCGGCCCAGCACGATGTTGGAATCGTGGTTGAACAGGGCCACCACGTCGCCCTTACCACGCTGGCGGCTCAGAATCTTGTCGAACGCCCCCGGCAGGATCTCTTCCTTGAACCCGCCGAGGTCCAAGGAAAGCCGGTTGTAGACGGCGGCGTAGCCGATGATGGCGGCCCGGCCATCGGCCCGGCTCTCCACGATCAGTTCCTGCTCATCCTCAAACGCGAAGTCGCGGCGTTCAATTTCCATCGGTCGTGTCCTCCTCTTCGGCCTGGTCTTCGGCGTCATCGGCCGGGGTGTCTTCTTCCTCGACGGGCGGCTCGGCCATCGGCTCCGGTGCCGGCGGCTCTTCGCCCACCTTGTCGAGCGTGGTCATGTTCAGTTGAACGAAGTGGCGATCACCGTCAGGCCCAATCGGGTTGAGGTTCTCCAGTTCCCGAATCTCGTTGATCGTCATCCAACCGTTCTGCAGGGCGCTGACGTAGTAGGCCGACCGGCTTGCATGGTCGCCACGAAGCAGGCCGCTCACGCTGTGCTCGGCAAAGTACCGCTCGTCATCCACGATCAGGTCGCGGCTGATCGCGGCTTCCCACCGCTTCAGATGCGGCAGCAGGCAGTGCTGCACGAACTCCGTGCCCTGCACCTCGATGTTGCTGTAGGTGCTCCGGCTCAAGTCTTGAATCATGTGCGGCGGCACGCGGAACGCACGACATATCTCAAGCAATTGCCACTGCCGCGTCTCAAGGAACTGCGCCGCCTCGTTGCTGCCGCTGAGCTCGTGAGCCTTCACCCCATTCGGCAAAACCGCCGTGCGGTGTGCTCGATCCGGCCCCCGGTGCATCCGCTCCCACTGCTCACGCAGACGCTCTGCCGCCTCAATCGGAATCGGGTTGTCGCTCTCCAGCACGATGCCAGGCCGGGCACCGTTGCCGAAGTACGTGGCCCCGTGAGCCTCCAATGCCTGTGCCAGCCCGATGGCGTTCTGAAAGATGCGGTAGGTTGGGATCGGCTTGACACCGTCCTCGGTCGTGAACCGCAGGCAGAAAATCTGCTCCTGCGCGTAGGGTGTCTGGCGGCCATTCGGCTCGCGGTAGAGATACCGCAGGCGGCCATTCTCCAGCCGCTCTACGTCCATCCGAGACGAATGCAGCGGCCACAGTTCCGAGACGGCACCGCGCGAGCCAGGGCGGATCTCGGCATAGGACGCACCGTAATGCAGGTACATGCCGGTCATCCAATCGCGGAACTCCTGCGCCGTCTGCCACGGATTCGGCTGCTGGTGCAAGAGCCGATAGACCGGGTGGCTCGTGGCCTTCTGCTTGCCACCGTTCGCCATTCGCTCAAACACTTGCAACGGCAGGGCCGACACGGCGTCAGAGATCACGCGGATGCAGGCCGTGTACGCCGAGCACGCCATCGAGTTGTCGGCGTTGACGCGAATGCCAGACGGCGTGCGGCTCGGCGAAACCTCGGGCCAGTCGATGCCGCGAAGCTCGTGCATCCGGTAGTCATTTGTGATCGCCGTGTCACTCATAGCGTGATGATGTCCCAGGATTGTTCGGCTGGCTTGGCGGTCGCCACGGCGTGCAGGCCAATTCCCATCACGAGCGAAACAATGCCGTCGATGCGTTCCGTTGACTTCGCCTTACTCGGCTTGATGTTGCCCTGGTGGTCGGTCTGTATTGCCACGTTGCCAGCCATCCACGACAGCACCGGATGATTCGCGTGGCGGATCTTCTCCGACAGCACGAGGTTCTCCAGTTGCTTACTCGGGCTGCTCATGGAGCCGTAGCCCTGTCCAAAGCCTGTCACATTCACGCCTTCCCCTTGCAGTTGCGTCGCAAGTTGCGTGGCGTTCCAGCGGTCGATTCCCACCTGCCGGATGTTGAACTTCTGCGACAGTTCCACGATGTCTCGCCGGATTACGTCGTAGTCGGTGCAGTTCCCATCCGTGACCCTGATGTAGCCGTCCCGAATCCAGCCGATGTAGTCCACCTTATCCCGCTGCGTCCGCTCGGCAGCGTTCATCTCGGGCACCCAGAAAAACGGCAGAACGTCGAAGGTGCCGTCCTCGGCCTGGCTCACCATGACGAAGGCCGACAGGTCATACGTGGACGCCAAGTCCAGCCCGGCGTACCACTCCCGCTGCTCCAGGTCGCCGGCCAGCGGCTTGCCGCACTTCGCCCAGTTGTCAGGCGACAGCCACCGCACGTCTTGCGTGGTCCAGACGTTGAGCCGGTATCGCAAAAACGAATTGAGTTTCGACGGCGACTGCTCAGCCTCGCGGGCGTCGGCTGCGAATGACTCCACCGTGATCGTCTCGCCCAGCGACGGGTTGGCCTTGTGCCACGTCTCGCGGTCCTTCCAATCGTCCTCTGGCGACGCGGCGTAGATGCAGCCAAAGAACGCCGGGTCAACCGTGGGATCGGCAATGCACCGCTCGGCGTATGCGTGCTGCTCCCAGCAAATCGAACGACGGTCATAGCCCGCCGTCGTGATCGAGAGAATGAGCGGCGATCTCCTGGCAGCTCCACCGTACCTGAGTGCGTCTCTTGTTGTGCCGGGCCTTCGCCCCCAGCCTCTCGGCCAGGGGCGAAAGCCCAGAGGCGGCGGTCCCTTTGTGCGTGGAGTTCATCGAATAGCAGCGCGTGAATGTTCAGCCCCTCGGCCCGGAACGCATCTGCACTCAGAACCCGGTAGAACGAGTTGCTCGCCTTATGCACGATCGTCTTGCGGCTGTCGATCACCTCGAGGTGCCGAGACAACGCAGGCGAAGCCCGCACCATCGACGCCGCTTCTCGATAGATGATGCCAGCCTGCTCGCGATCGCAGGCCGCACCGTAGACTTCGGCGCCAGGCTCGGAGTCAAACGCCGTCATGTAGAGAGCGATGCCGGCGAGCGTCGTGCTTTTTCCCTGCTTCTTCGGGAGTTCGATGTACCCAACGCGATGCTGCCGCGTGCCGTCTGGGTGCAGCCGCCCGAAGAGCTCACGCATCACGCGATGCTGCCACGGCAGGAGCGTGAACGGCTTGCCGGCGTTCTGCCCCTTGCTGTGGCGCAGAATCTTCTCGAAGAAATACACCACCCGCTCGTACTTGGCCTGACCCTCCTTGCAGAGATCAGGCCCCGTGGAGCTTGAAGAACTCTTCGACTTCGTCGCTCGGCTTTTCTTCCTTGCCACCTAGCCGCGTCCTACTGCTCGGAGTCAACCCAAACTCGCCCATTAGCGAAGCCTGGAGCGCCACTAAACTGCGATATAACGGGCCAGCCGGATTCGGTTTGACGCCACCTAAGTCTGTCCGCATCACCGGCCCGGTGGCCCGTAGCTCCATCAGGCACGCCTGCGTCGCAGCGTACACCTCGCACAAAGTCGCCAACGCTTCGCCATCGGCTGTCGTGAGCGTGCCGAGGCCCAGGAGGATCGGCACGAGCTCGTGCCACTTCTCCACCGCGAGTGGCTCCACCAGGAGACGCGTCGGCATCGGCGGCGAGCCAGCAGGGGCCGGGAGGTCGGGCCGGATCGGCCGCTTGCCTGGGTTGCCGGCCAACTTTCGCACGGATGCCGGTGCCGGCTTGGGGCCGCGTTTTCCCACGGTCAAAAACCTCGCGGAAACTTGCGGCCGCGCTCACAGAGG